AACAAATATCATCATTAGGAGAAACTGTGGGCAGCTGGTTTTTGGAATTATGGGGAATAATTAAAGAAGTATTTGCAAATGGATGGCAAGCTATAGTAGATTTCTTTACTGAAGTTATTCCAATGTGGATACAATCTATAATTGATTGGTTTAGTCAATTACCAGAAAAGATAGGATTTGTTTTAGGATATGTCCTTACTACTATTGTAGAGTGGGGAATTGGTGTATTGGATTATTTTATAGAGAATGTTCCAATATGGATAGATACTGTAGTTACATTTTTCTCAGAGTTACCCGGAAAAATATGGGATTGGCTAGTTAATACCTATAACAATATAGCTGATTGGGGAACACAAACATATAACAGTATGGTTGACACAGTTAATAATACTATAAATGCAGTTATAGAATGGTTTTCTACATTGCCAAGTAGAATAGGTGAATGGCTAAGCAATACAATAGATAGAGTTATAGAGTTTGGTATAAATTTAGGAAGTAAAGCCGCTGAAGCAGGATCAGATATGGTTAAAAATATTATTGATGCAGTTAAAGGCTTACCTTCACAGTTTCTGGATATAGGAATAAACGTTGTAAAAGGTATATGGGAAGGTATTACAAGTATGGGTAGTTGGATAGGTGAAAGAGTAAGTGGATTCTTCAAGGGAATAGTTGGAGGAGCCAGAGCAGCATTAGATATTAATTCACCTAGTAGGGTTTTCAGAGATCAAGTAGGTAAATATATGGCACAAGGTGTAGGTGTAGGATTTACTGATGAAACAGACAATATAAAAAAATCTATGGAAAAAGATTTATCTGACTTAGTATACGGAATGCAAATGGCAGTAGATTATAATGTATCAAGTACTACAGGAGGTATAATTGCTAGAAATAATCAAGGTACAAGTACTATAAGTTCTAATCTAAATAGTGATGATATTCAAGAAGATAGTACATTTATAGTTCCAGTATATATGGATAGCGAGAAAATATCCGAGTATACTTATAAAAAAGTTGATGGTAAATTTGCTTTAGCTGGAAAGAGGGTGAGATAGTGTTTATAAATAATATTAATATAAGTAACTTTAAAGCAAAATTGTTAGATAGAAATATAGGAACAGCTGAAATTGATATTATAAACAATTGGAGTGCTAACTCACTTAATCCATATATATCTAATAAGTTTAGATATAAATATAAGGTACTTAAACTTACTTTAGATATAATATGCAGCAATGATGATGAGATAGAGATAATGAAGAGTATTCTTATTAAGGAATTAGCCATATCAACAATAAAATTTCATGATATAGACATTTATTATAGGGGTTTTATAAGTGATACTCCATCATCAAAGCATATAGTAGAAGGAAATGAAATTCTAGAAGTGACTATGCTTGTTGTAGCTGAGAAAGAAGAGAAAATTGAAATCATGAATAGAATTAATAATAAAACTATAAATGTAGATGGTGATATAGAAATACCAGCTATAGTTGAAATAATACCTTCTATATCTATTGCAGATATAGTAATCAATGGATTAAGTGATAACCCTATTATTATTAAAAACTTAATAGGGGGTAAAAGGGTAACAATAGGAGAAGATACTGTAACAGTTGATGGAATTAATAAGTTTAGTGATTGCGATATGTGGGAATTTCCTACACTTAAACCAGGAATTAATGCAATTACTGTTAGCAGAAATAATGTAGATATAAATATTAAATATAAACCTAGATATATCTAGATGAAAAGATGATCAATATGTTAAAAGCAACTAAGAAGTTAGCATTCACAAAAAATAATGAGATGGAAGATCTACAATTTGCTTACGTGATTGAATTTTATAAAAATTTATATTTTGGTAAAAAAATTGGTTTTAGGAGGTACTTTATAATGATTATAAAATTAAACAATAACCGAATAGTAAATGATGCTCCAGTTTTAGGAGCAATATCACAAAAAAAATTACCTATAAAAGTTTCCTATGTTTTAGCTAAGAATATAGCAAAAATAGAAGATGAACTTAAGTTATACAACAAAGAAAAACAAAAACTTATTGATATGTATAGTATTAAAGACGAAGAGGGAAAACCTTTAATAGAAGATAATAATATAAGGATTGCAGAGGAATATATAATGGACTGGAATCGAGATATTAAAGATCTATTAGATATAGAGAATGAAATAGATATTCATAAATTCCAAATAGATGAACTTGTAAACTCTAATTGTGTTATGAGTCCAATGGAGTTAATGCTTATAGATTATATGATAGAGGAGTAATCCCTAAAACTCTTGATACGGAGAAAGGAGATTAATAATGCTACAATTATATGACTTAAACAAAGTTAAAATAAGTAATTTAACTTTATATAAAGACCTTAAAATACAAAGTGTTCTTAGCAATGGAGATAAGACACTTTCTTTTTCATATCCATCTAGATTCTCCGATGAGATTAAAGAAGAGGGGTATATAAGAACTAAAACCCATGAGTTTGTAATAAAAGAAATTTCAACTAATGGAGATTG